GCTTCGTGATGTGGTTTTCTGCAACCATATACTTGTGCGTTTGTTGTTCCTTTTGATAATCCTTCATCAAAAATCCCATTAAAATCATTTATTAGTGGTATCTGTGACATTATTTCCTTTGTAATTTCATCTTCCATTACTAATGTTCGTAATTTAAGTTGTAATTTATTAGGCATTTTAACGCCAAATATAATATGAAGTCCATCTTTTGTATATGAACCATCTTGTAGTTGATTAACATCGGATTTTTGTAATACAAATACTGGAATATTAATATTTGGTTCTACAATTAATATTTGTTTGATTTTATCTAAATAAACACCTATAATACTCTCTATCCATTCTTGGTTCAAAGTGTTGGGTCTTTTATTAATTTCATTTATATAACGAAAATCTAAATCAACATATATTTTATTATTTTTGAGCTGATATTCAGTTAAGTACTCAATATGATTATTTTGTATGATTTCTTTATATACTAAATCGTAAAATTTATCCTCATCTTCATCTTTAATTGAATATGAACCACCATATATTTTATTTTCTTTATTTCCAATGCGTGTATGAGTTATTTGTGATTCGTTTTTTTTTGCTAAAGTAGTTTTGTGTAAATTAAGAAAAGTTGTTAGAGATGTCATATAGTATATACTTATATATAGAAAATAATCTTTAAGTTATTCCTAAAGATTATTAATTATAAAAGTTTTCCTAAACTTCCAGAATTTTGGAGGTTTGAATTAAATCGTTGATTTCTTCAGATAATTTTGCTAATTCGGCGGCTTTCTTGGCTGCGTTTCTGGGTTTAACTATTTCGTAGTAATTCTTCTTGGTTCGTTCTTTAATTGCTTCATATCGTTCAGGTTGATTCAATCGGATATTATCCATATATTTTTTACATTTTTCTGCTTGTTTATCTGGTGTACTCTTTTGATAATTAGAGACTCTTCGTTTGTGATCTTCGTAATATCGTTCTGCTGGGGTTAGATGAGATAAATCCTGTTTTTCTAGTAGGACAATCACCTTGTTTATTCTTGGTCGTTTAATGTATTCTCTCATTGGTTTAATTTCGGCTAAAGGTTCTTGGCTCATTCTATATACTTAATATATATAATAAATTTATATCTAAATTGTTTTATTAAGTATATATTCTTTGTATTCTTGGTTATTCATATATTATTACTTTATAAAATAAAATCTAAAATAAAATCTAAAATTAATATATATGGATATATCGTTAAAACCAATTGTGTCAAGGCTTGGTGGAAAAACAAAATTAACACCAACTATTTTAAAATATATTTCAAAAGTAAATTATAATACATATTGTGAGCCATTTGTAGGTGGAGGTTCTATATATTTTGCCAAACAATTATCTGAATATAATATTATTAATGATCTAGATAAAAATTTAATAGATATTTATAAACAGATTGCAGAGTTGGAAAAATTTGATATTGAATATACCAAGAATGAATGTTGTAAAGAAAATTTCATTAAAATCCAAGAAAAGATAGAGCCAACCTTGGCAGATAAACTATTAATGAATAAATTATCTTTTGGAAAAAGTTTTTATAGTCCATTTAAAACGAAAGAAGGTATTCCAAAATTAGTAAATTTAAAAAAACATTTTATAAATTATAAATATAAATTGGAAAATACATTAATTTTAAACGAACCAGCCAAGAAAACAATATCTGAATATGATTCAAAAACCACACTTTTTTATTTAGATCCACCATATTCTAAACCAACTAAAAACTGGAATTATATTGATAATCCAACTCGTGATGACATCTTGGCAATTATAATGGAAATAAAAGGAAAATTTATATTGAGTTACGATTATACAGAAAATAATAAAGAGATTTTTGAAAATGCTGGTTTTAATGTAGATATAGTAAATACAAAATATAGTTCTGTAAAAAACCCAATTCAAGAATTAATAGTATATAATTTTAATATATAATCTCACATGTGAGATTTAAAGAATATACTTTAGAAATAAAATCTAAAAAATAAAATCTAAATATAGATTATATGAAAGACGAAGTTTATTATTTTCATCAAACTCCTGCTGAACTGTGTAAAAAATTGATTGCTGAAATAGCATTTGAAGATGGAGATAAAGTATTAGAACCATTTAGAGGTGAAGGTGCATTTTATAATGCTTTTCCAGATAATATTATAAAAGATTGGTGTGAGATTGAAGAAGGAAAGGATTATAAAGATTATACAGAAATTGTTGATTGGGTAGTTTCAAATCCACCATTTAGATTAGAAACAGGAAAAAAAAGAGTTAATAGTTTTTATTTATTAATAGATTACTATTCTACTAGAGTAAATAAAGGTATTTGTTTCTTGGCGAATGATAGTTGTTTTTCAACATTAACACCAAAAAGATTGAAAGATTTAAATAGTAAAGGTTTATATTTATCAAAAATAGTTGTATCTAATATTAAGAAGTGGAGAGGACGATATTTCTTTTTAATATTTACCAAGATTCCAAATAATTATTATAAATTTATAGAAGGAAATTATTAAAATATAATCTAAATATAGATTATAATGGCTGGATTTCATACAAAAACTTTTTTAACACATGATGATTATTCAACACCTAAATCAGCGTGGGAAAATATAGTACATCTTATTCCAAAAGATAAAATAATATGGGAAGCATTTTACGGTGATGGAAAAAGTGGCGAATATTTAACAGAATTAGGATTCCAATGTATACACCAAGAAGTTGATTTTTTTGAGAATAATCTTGGCGAAATAATAATAACGAATCCTCCATTTTCAAAAGTAAAAGAGATAATGAAAAGATTGAAAGTTTTAGATAAACCTTTTATAATAATATTGCCTTGTTCTAAAATATGCACTTCTTATATGCGTGATTTTAATAAAGATAATTTACATCCATTACAGATAATCGTGCCAAGAAAGAGAATTCATTTTCAAAAATTAGTTGATAATACTTCATTAAGTAATTATAAATCAGCATGTAATTTTGATTGTTTTTACTACTGCTGGAAAATAGGATTACCATCAGGTGTAAATTGGTTGGATTAGATAACTTTTTATATTTTCATCTATTTTTATAAAGATGAAAATATAAAAATAAATAGATAGATATATAATGAAAGGAGGTTCAGTTTCAGCATCTGATTTAAATAAATTTTTAACAGAAAGTTATTCAAAGACACCTTCAGCCAAGATAGGTGATTGGGAATTAGATAAACCACTATCAAAAGCAACAGCAATTGTATACCACAATCCAAAAACAGGTCAAACATCTGTTATACACCGAAGTACTGAAATTCCTAATCTTTCTGATTGGGGAAACAATTTAGCATATATGACAGGACAATATGAAAAAACAAAAAGATTCAAAGATTCAAAAGCCGTCCAAGAAGCTGCTGAAAAAAAGTATGGAAATCAGAATATTTCAACTATAGGACATTCACAAGGTTCAATCTTGGCAAGAAAGTTGGGAAAAAACACAAAAGAGATAATTAATCTTAATCCATTTAATACAGGAGAACAACCAGCAGATAATGAATATAATGTTAGATCTGGTGCTGATATTGTTTCATCAGTATTACCTGTAAAAGATACTTTTAATAAAGTATTTTATCCATCAACAGCACGAAATACAGCCAAACAAACTACAACAATTAAATCTAAATCTTATAATCCTTTTTCAGAACATGAATCTAGTATTTTAGAAAATTTAGATCCAAATACACAAATAGGAAAAGGAAGAAATTTAAATAAAAGTAATATATATAATATGGTAAAACAACGAAAGCCAAGAAAAAACAGAAAAGCAGAAAAGTTGGAAGGAGGAATGGAAGGTTGGAAAGATCTAGCAACATCGTTTTGGAAAACGCCAGCCCAAATAGCAAAAGAAGATGCTTTAAAACAAGCAAACAAAAGAACTGCTAGAGAATATGCTTACGATGCAACTAAAGATGCAGCTGCTGTTAATGAATACGAACAAAAAATGATGCGTGATGCGATGCGAACTCGTGATAATGAAGCAAGGCAACGAAGAGAAGAAGCGGCACGAGCATTGATAATACAACAGGCAAAAGATGCTGAATTAGCCAGAACGAAAGAAGCAAGAGAACACAGACAAATGTTGGATTTTGCCGAAGCTTTAGAAGACCAGTTTGTTAATCAAGGAATGAAAAAAGCACACGGAAAAGGAAGAGAGTTAAAGTGTGGTGGTATGGTTTGGAAACCAGAATATCAACCACAAATGCCTAGTAAAGATACAATCCATAGTATAATGAATTTTGCGAAAGACCCAGCAGTTCAAGATGCTGGAAAAAGTTTATTTAGAATGTTAAAAGGAAAAGGAAGAGAAGAGTTAAAAGAACATTTGAAAGAACATTTTCCGACAATTACCAAGAAAGTGTTAACTGGATTGAAAAAACACGAAATAATAGATATATTACACAAAAAGTTAAGTGGTGGTATGAAAAATCCATTAGATCAATTAGAAAACTGGAGAAACGAGCATTGGGGAATAAAATATTAATATAATAAGATTTAGCAAATATAATAAATCTTATTATATATAATGAATAAAGAATGGTTAGACCAAGCCAAGATAGAAGCTTCTAAATTTTGGAAACCATTACAAGGTGGAACTAAACATCCTGTTGTTACACGAAAAGAGAAAGAAAAAAAAGAGAGAAGAAGAAGATTATATGAATCATCACAAGAATTATACAGAAGACAACATGCCCCACAAAATAGAAGAAATTTAATGAATCAAAATATGGATCAAGTAATAGTAGCATTTAATAGATTAAGAAGACCAATAATAGATTATATTATTGAGAATAGTGATTGCGATGATGATGTTACTATAACTGATTTTGTTAATGAAAAATTTAATACACGAGCAAAAAAAATTGATGTAATAAATAGAATAAATCCTGCATTTTTCATTACTAATGATAATGGTGCAACATGGACTACTAGTACTAATCCAAATATGATTGAAGAAACATTAGGACTAATATTTGAATTAATATGGGATGATGAGAATGATTCTGGTAATGAAGGAAATGGAAGAAAAATAGGAGGTATGTTACCAGCAGGACATCAACCACCAAGACGAGTAGCTAAAATAATGCCACCTTATAAACTAGAACTATCTAGAAGAAGACAAAATTTTAGTAATTTTCTTATTGATTTAAGAAATATAATACCTACATTACAATGGAAAAATCCAGAAGAAGAAGAAGCAATGTTACAAGCTTGTTACAATCCAGCACAAGTTCGGAATCTTTTTGACGAATTAGATGATGATAATGATACCCAAAGAATATTAACTATAGATAATTTTAAAAATACACATCCACATCAATACCATCAAATACTTGAAGAGATGATAGAATGGATACATGATAATCTAGAATAAAGTTAATCATCATCTGAAAAAGAATTATCAATAATATATGCTTCTTTTTCAGATGTGACACATTTTGGATATGTTTTGTTAATTGTCACCCATCGGCTAGGTAATTTCTTTATTTTTTTGATTTCTTGTTTATCCATACCTAGGTAATCACTCAATAAGTATTTCAAACTCCTACCACCTAGTGATTTTGGAAATATAGTAATAGAATGCGATTCGTTTAATATTTTCTTGGTATCAATACCAGAAGTTGCAACATGTGATGTATAAATACAACTCGTGCCAGTATGCCGTCCAGTTTCCAAAATAGAATTAAGCACCGAATTAACCCTATTTCTCAATTTCTTATTAGTAATACAATCTGTATCATCAAAAATACAGAGACTATTTTCAAAATCTTTTGCGGATAAATCATTATCATCTTCAAACTCTTTTGTTAGCTTTATTCGTTTAAGTTTTTTAATTTTATCTATACTAGAATCTTCTGTTATACTACTGAATAAAAATATCATATTTTTAGGGTACATCTTGGCATATTCATCAGCATACATCTTGGTATAAAAAGATTTGCCTGATCCAGAAGCACCAGTAATATAAAGAATATCTCTCTCTTTATTTTGATTAGGACAAGGTATAAAACTATCTTCACCTGTTAGTTTGATTTCAGGATAAGTATGCAGATTTGTCTTATCACTTACGCTTACGATACAAGGTTTCTTGGTTCTAGTTGTTTTAATCATTGCGACAGCATCACCAGTATTTTCAGTATTCATTTTATATTACATCTAGATTTTATTTTTGTAGATTATAATTTTACTAAATATTTGTTTTTTGAAATAATCATTTTAGTATATTCATTGACTTCGTTAAACAATTCATCTCTTAAAATAGTGAGTTCAGATGATAAAGAGTTGTGAGAAGTCTTGGCACTAATAATATTTATATCATCAATAATTTCTTTTAGATTAAAACTAGTAATAGATACAAGTGTAGCTTTAATAATTTGTAGATTGTTGATAATATCAGAAATCTTTGGTTTTCTAAAATTATATTTATTCTCTAAAACTAATAATATTATATCTAAATCAGATCTACATTTATTCAAGTAGCCAAGAGGTGAATTAAATAAATCAATATATTCCACTAATTGGTCTTTGTATTTTTTTGGATCAAGAATAAGTTTATAAGAGAAAGCTCGTTTTACAGCTTTGAAATAATCCTTTTCTTGGATGTACTCATTAAAACTTTCTTTTATTCCATTTAAAATTCCTTCTCTTGTAATTTCCGATTTTTCAAAATTAGATTCTTGTCCCAATTTCAATAAATAATTATCAGAAAATTCAGTAAATACACCATCTATTAACACAATTGCGTCAAGTTTAATAGTTGATTTTTGGATAAGAGTTTCTTGGAAATATACATGTTTTTTGTTCTTTTTAATTTTATAACCTTTTTCCATATCTTGTTTAGACCATCTCAATGGTTCACCATTACTATCTTCACCACATTTAAAGTCTGTAATAAAAATAGATGGATCAGCTTCAGCTTCTCTAAACTTTCGTAAAAAGAGTTGATAAATATGATTCAAAAGTGTTGGTGTATCTCTAGATTTTTTAACAAGTTCCATTAAATCAAAATCCGAATTATATAAGATTGATTTCAGTGCTGCTGAACCGATTATCTTATATTTACCACTAATAGTTAAAAAGTGAAAAACATTTTGTATTTTTTGTTGAAAATCTGATAATTGTTTTTTATCTAAATAATGTGCCATTAATATATATATACTTTCAAAAAAATATTATATATATATATTGAGTTTATAAAAAAGTATTTTACATCATATATTTAGTAGGACAACTGCGGATATTTTCAGGATAATTTATTAATGGTTTGTCAAAATTATATGCACTAGTAAAATTGGAACTATCGTTAAAACGACCACTACCTCTCATTGCCATTGGTGCATATGATTTAACTATTATTAACATGTCATTCAAAAACTTACTCATCCTAGCTTTCAAAATATCATATATTTCTGAACCATCTTCAACTGCCATTTCATACAGGTGTGGTTCTATTTTTAAATAGTCAGTTCTCAATTTATTTATTCTAGTTTCCATTTCAGAAATATCAACTTGAGAGAGATTGTTAGCATATGGTTTAATTTTAGCATTTAAATAGATATTTGCGTGTTGAATTAATGAACTGATATAAATAATAGTTTTGAAAAGAATATTTTCATTGCCAACTCTTACTTGATTTATATCAGGCATTCTTGGAATTAAATCATCATCTGTAATTCCTGATATTCCAGATTCATCTGAACTACTATCACCTCCATCTCCATCTCCACCATCACCATCACCATCAGAATCAGAACTTGAAGAATCACCACCAGAACTTGGCGGACTAGGTGCGGATCGTCGTCTTATTCCTGATTTAGCAGCACCAGCAGCACCACCGCCAAGAAAATTAGGAGTTGTATTTACTGAATGACTAGTAAGACCAAATAAATCACTATCACTAGTAAAAGCAGTTGATGCTGGTTCAGGTCTACCAACAAATTTTTTAGTGTATCTTGGCGTTGGTTCTTCATCTATAAATTCTGGTTCTTCATCTAACATTTCATTTGTAGAAGTTGCAGCAGCCATTGTTGGGTTCAAACTAGAATGTTTTTTTATTTTTGATAATCCACCTCTTCCACTTCCGTATGTAACTGGTTCTAATTTTCTTCGTGGATCTGGATTATCATATGGATTCAATCCAAAAAAATCATTATAATCACGACCTCTTCGTACTATTCCATCTCTTGCGAGAGAGGTCATGAAGACTTTCTTGGCTTTCTTTTCGTAAGAAGACAAATAAATAATTTGCGAATCAATATCGTTAAGCATTCCCATGAATTCAGCGTAATCTGATTTCACATTTGATGCGGATTTAATATTAGAAGCCATATCTGGATTATAAGACATGTTAGCTAAAGCTCTAGATGATAACACTTTTGAAGCAGAATATACTGAATCAGGATTATATTGCAAAATTTTACCTTGTTTGATTGATGGCATATTATAATATATTATTATATAATAATTTTGTCTTTATTTTCTTGATAATATTTTTTATTATATTCTTTAATTTGTTCTATATTTTTTTCGTAATATTTTTTATTTTTTTCTTTAATTTTATCTTTATTTTCTTGATAATATTTTTTTTTATATTCTTTATCATATTCTTTTTGATATTCTTTAATTTTATTTTGATTATTTTCTCTATATATTTTCATTTGTTCTTTTTTTTTATCCTTTTTTTCTTCTACATTAGCAATTGGTCTAACTAAATTTATACAATTTAGTTTATCATACCATTCTCTCTCCTTTTTTAAAAGTTGCATCTTATTTTCACAATCACATTCGTCTAAAAGGTTAATATAATAATCACCTCGTATTATTATATTTTTTGATATACAATGACTATTTAAACTTCTGTGTTTAGATAATCTTCTAGCTAAAGTATCTACTGTAGATCCAATATATCTCTCACCTGTAATTCTACAAATAATTTCATATACTTTTCCGTTAGAATAGTTCGGCATACTTTATTATACTCTTAAATACTCTTTATATTGTTATAGTAATTGATGTTCCTTGATGTGCTTTGAAGCTTGACCTAGTGTAAAGCCGTGTGACTTCATTAACTGTGAAACAAGCTTTCCACGAGCTAATTGTTTGGCACTAGCAGGTCGTTTTCCACCAGCTTTTGGATATCCACCAAGTCTAGTCCCATCACCAGAAGGTGCTATCATTGCCCCACCTCTACCCTTTGCTCCAAAAAAAGCATGTACCTTTTCAGGTGGTAATACCTTGAATAATTCTGGGGCAATTGTATCGTGACCCAAATTATAACCAAAATCAAAAGGATTAACACCAGATATTTCAAAAGGTTTTCCAACAGAATTTCCAACTTTTTTTATCATATCTTCCCAGCCCCCACCAGTTTTTCGTCCTTCACCTCGTCCCATTCCTTTCATCAACATCGGAATAAAAGGAGCTACACTCTTGGCAATTTTCAAAAAAGATTCCATTCCTCCTCCACCATTCATATGCTGATGTGCTTCGGCAGCGTGTTGTAAATAATGATGCGGATTTCCATTAGATCTACCAGCAGCAGCCATTAATAGAGGAATAAAAGGTTCAGCAACTTTCATTACAGAAGTAAATCCTTTTCCAAAATCACCCCAAAAACCAGCACCTTCCATATCACCTTTTCTTGGCTTTCGTCCTTCTCCTTTCATATAACTAGTAAGAGCTTCTTTTGCTAAATCTTTACCAATTGGTGCTAGTCCTTCAGCAGCAGCTGAACCAATACTTTTCATTGAATCCCAAAATCCAGCACCTTGCATATCAGATTTTCTTGGTCGTCCTCTGCGTCTACCTTCACCTTTCATATATGATTTTAACATGTCAGTTCCGACTTCTTTTGCTACATCAGTAGCAACAGGCAAAAGATGTTTACCTACAGCACTAGCACCTTTGCCAAGATCACCCCAGAATCCAGCACCACATTTTTTCGGACGACCACGACCACGACCAATAGCACCTTCTCTCAAAATATAAGGTTCAGTATCAGTTTGATAAGGAGGAAAAGGAGCAGTATTTCTATATGCTTGAACTGCTCCACCTTTCATATAAGACATCAATGCATCTTTTCCAACATCTTTGGCTATATCAGTAGCAACAGGTAATAGATGCTGACCCACAGATTTGGCACTATTGCCAAGATCACTCCAAAATCCACCACCCATTGTATCTTGGTAATTACCTCCAACTGCTAGCGACGAAGGATATTGAGCTGCTAGTGGTGTAGGCAATACAAATTGACGAGTTCTTTTTCCACCATATAAAGTAGCATTATCATCACGAAGAAACATGGTAGGTTGTTCTAAATGATGAATCATATTTTGTTTATTACGATTCAAATGTGCCGAGATTAAATCATTATAACTTTGCATTATAATATTACTAAATATATTAATAAATAATAATTAATTAATTATTTATTAATAACTTTTTCTCTCCATTTTAGATTTATAATAATCTAAAATAATCTAAAATATATTTAATAGTGTTTTCTGGCACGGCTTCCAGCACTAGTAGCTCCACCACTAGTAGCCCCCCCAGAAGTAGCTCCACCACTGCTGCTAGACATATCAGGCATATGTTTTCGGTGTCCGTGATGGCGAAGTAAGCCAAGAATGTTAGCCATACCACGATTGCTCTGTTTTCCACCAACAAGACGACTGTATTCAGCACTATCAAGATGAGGAACAGGATTCTGTTCTTTCGTCTTTAGCACCTGTTCTTTCGTCAAAATTCCAGTGAATATTTGCGAAGTACCTTGCTGGGTTGAAAGAAGACCACTGTTAACACATATAATCAGAATTTCAGGCGTAATAGCGTAATCAAACTGATTAAATACTTTTAAGTTAAACTGGAACTGATACTGACCCAACGATGATGCGGACAAATACGAAGGAAGCGAGAAATCGTAACAAGGGTTAAGAACAAGAACAGATCCAACAGTAGGAACAAGTTTTGTTAAAACTCCACCAGCAGCAGCAGGACCGTTGTTATTCACTGATGCTTGACCTGCGAATTCGTAAAACGATTGGGCTG